TTCCCTACACGACGCTCTTCCGATCTATATACTATCTCACACTTCATTAGCCAATCTTCTGCTGTGTGCATCCTCTTAGCTGTAAAGAACTTAAAGTTGTTTTGTATAAAATCTTTTGCTAACTTATGGTCGGTATCATTAAACAGTTTGATACTCTTACCAATATAAAACTCCTTGATCTTCTTTCTTACGCTACCATCTCGGTTTTCCTTTGCATACATCAACACTTTCCAATCATGCTGCATAGCTGCAAGTACGGAGAAGTACCAAAACACAAAGGACTTCCCAACGTTATCTCTAGCGGCTAACCAAACAAGGGTATTCTTTTTAAACATCCAATGTTCATCTAACTTAGGCATACCTGTTATCATTCCCATTTCAAGCGAGCCATTTATAACAGCAGTTTCATAGTCATCCATCTCCTCATCACTAGCGAGGAAGTCATAGCTTCCATCACTCCTTCTCGTAAAGTCAAGGGACTTTTCTATTTCCTTTATCTCATGTAGTGGGGCGTTCATACCATAGGTCAAGCCGTCTTGGATTGTTTTCTGTGCTTGCTTAAAATCCTTTGGGTGTTTCTTTTTAATCTCTGTCTCTAAATGTTCTGTTGCCTCTTCCTTTGATATTGTTCTTGGCTTTATCCCCCCACCTAATAGTGTAGATGCTCTTAGTAGGGTCTCATGCTTCTCTCCATCTCTACTTCCTCGTATCATTGAGGCTGAGATGTCCATTAACCTCTTCTTTTTTCTATCCTTTAGGTTTTGTTTTTGTTTTTGATATTCTTCATCTGTTAAGGTCTTATCCCACACAAGACTCTTCTCATTCACCCATAAGTCAGAGTCATAACTCTCAAAGCATAGTCTGCCTATGTTCTTAGATGTAGTGTCTAACTCGGGGTAACGAGATAGAAAAGCATTGTAGTATAGCGGATGATTGACAATATTTGGGGGACACTTAACAAGAGCCTTACAACCCTTAGTAACCCCCGCCCAAACAGCATAGATATAAGTATCCTTTTGTAGTCTCTGTTTAAGAACTTCTGTATCCCCCTCATCAAAATCAAGGACAAAAAATCCCGAGTGCTTAGATACACAATCATCATTCCTTAGTGTATCCCTTCCGTGAGAATCTTTACCAACTTTGTCAGCCACTCCTGCAAATATAACAGAAGGTAATGCAATCTTAAGGTGATCATATTTCTCTTTCTCGGCATACTTCTTTCGTATCTCTTCAACTGCTTCTTTACTTTTTCCATTCTTAATTCTTTTTAATGCTTGCGCTGTTGTTATGTAATGTGCTTCAAGTGTTTCTTTAGCACCGTTAAAAATCGTGACTGTGTTACTCATAGTTTATTATCTATTTAGAATTGATTTAAGACACATTCATAAACAAAGTCGCTATCTTCATTTAGTTTCTCTAATTGCTCATCTGTCATTGGTTTACCATCATAATCTGCGCTTGCAATAAATGCGTCACAAAAATCAGGATAGTCTTTAGTATCTATTCCATCTACTTCAATGTTGTCAATTAATTTATAGTCCATAATTTATTTAATTAAATATACGCATATTAGGCTCGGGTTTTACAAACTGAGCAGCTTTTAATCTCCTTTTATAGTCTTCTCTCTTACTCTCTACTATTGCTTTGTATTCTTTGTAAGGCTTTATCATTTCATTGTAGAAACTTTTTCTTTCCTTTAGTATTTTTATTTGTGCGGGGGGTTGATCGCCCTTTATCTTATTGGCTATATACCCCAACAATCTATCAATCTTTATATACTCATGTAGGATTTCCTCTCTAGGTATTCCTGTTCGTGCTTCTTGGTTTAATGTCTTTTGCTCACGAAGATAACTATTTCTGTATAGTTCTTCTAGTTCTTTTATTTCTTGTGTCATGTTTATTAGTTTTTGTTGGGGTTGTTTATTTTAATTGTACCCCCGCACAATCGCAAAGGTCTTTTAGTTCTTGTACTGTCTTTTTACCCACACTTATAGTACGTTTGAATTTTATCAGGTCTATTTTACTTAGGTCACTTACTAATGTTTTATCTAAAAAACTGTCCCAACTAACGTCATCTATATCTGCCCCAAAAAACCTCTTTTTATTATAACATAGTACATTGTGTAATCTCCAAGAGATACCCGCCCCTGACAGCGTAGTGGATTTAGATACACCTTTAAATCTTTGGTGGTTCGTGTCTGTTTGCTGGGACTCTTGGTACAACCTAACTATTCTCAATGCTTCTTTGTAAACATCCTGATTAATTTTACTTAATGGGGTTGTGTTCCTTTGTTTAGCAAAGCCTTTTAGCATTGCGGGTAATGACTTATGGGTGTTATTCCTTATGTAGTCTAACTCCTCTTCATATCTTTCTTGTGTCATAGTTTCCTTAGTTTAAGTATCAAAATTAAAAATATTATTAGTATAGTAAGCATTCTTTCAGTTTAAAATTCCGTATTTATCAACAATATAAATAGTCCCATTGTATCTTGTAATACCCCTACTTTTTATGCTCTTTATATGAGATTCAATAGACCCTATATAATCTTCCTCTAACTGAGATATTGCATCGTCTAATGTTTTAAATATTTTCATAATACTTTTTTGTTTATTGGTTGTTATGTTGTTTAATAAATTGTAATACTGATATGTATGTGTGGTCTATATTGCAGTCTAATAATGCGTGTGTAATATCCCCTATTTCGTTTTCTTCTGCACCATTATGATAGCATTTCTCAACTACGGGCATCAGCCAATCCCAAGAGGTGTGGTAATGTGTGTCTACGATAGTTCGTTCGTTATCATCTGAATAGTGTACCATAACGTAACCGTTCCCTTCGTAGGTTTCAAAACCTTCAAACTCAGCTATTAGTCGGTTGTTTTCTTGTGTAAGAGCGTTCATAGTAGTTTCCATAATTAATTCGATGGTAAGCCATCACCTATTTTATTTTACAACAATGTATATAAGTAATGTGGCGGAGGAAATCTAAGTATAAGTCCATTTAGGTTATTAATACAAAACCTCCTTCAGTTTTTTTTATTTATAAAGCCACACTACTCATATACTTTGCCGTTTTATTTATTGGTTGTTATGTTGTTTAATAAATTCAACCACTGCTTGGTATGTGTGGTCGATTTTACTATCAAATGATATATTCGCAACGTTGTTCACGATTTCGATATGACCTCTTTCTTTGGTGTTACTACTTATTATTGTGCCATATTGCAGTACATTCACATCGAACCTTTCATCGCTTTCTATCTTATCCACAACAGGCATCAGCCAATCCCAAGAGGAATGGTATTTAAGATCATCTTCAACATATGCTTGAGGAGTATGGATCAAACCATTTTCTCTGTTTTCTTTCAGTATAGATTTTAATTCATCTATTGTTATGGTTTTTTCCCCCATAAACTCTGCTATGAGTCGGTTGTTTTCTTGTGTGTTCATAACTATTTTGATGGTAAGCCATCACCTATTTATTTAACTTATTAATTAATACATCAATTTCTTTCCTATTACTACTGCTTGGTATGTGTGGTCGATTTTACTATCAAATGATATATTCGCAACGTTGTTCACGATTTCGATATGACCTCTTTCTTTGGTGTTACTACTTATTATTGTGCCATATTGCAGTACATTCACATCGAACCTTTCATCGCTTTCTATCTTATCCACAACAGGCATCAGCCAATCCCAAGAGGAATGGTATTTAAGATCATCTTCAACATATGCTTGAGGAGTATGGATCAAACCATTTTCTCTGTTTTCTTTCAGTATAGATTTTAATTCATCTATTGTTATGGTTTTTTCCCCCATAAACTCTGCTATGAGTCGGTTGTTTTCTTGTGTGTTCATAACTATTTTGATGGTAAGCCATCACCTATTTATTTAACTTATTAATTAATACATCAATTTCTTTCCTATGTGGACTTACTGTCTAATTGGATAGTTATTTAACGTGTTCTCTATCTCAGCCACATGGTCTGTATTTTTTGCTATGGAAGTGTTTGACTTCTTTCACTCCGCACGTTAATAAATAACACAGTGGTCTGACTCAAGGCTTCTACCAGACTGTACGCTAAGTAATTCTCTTAATTAAGCCATCTATATCTCATCTGACTCGCACAGATAGTGTCTCGTATATCCTTCTAGGAGATATTTTTACTTAATGAACTAGTAGCACCGTATTATTTATACTTTATTTATTGGTTTTAATTAATATAATTATTTAGCATATGTTAAAGTTTTTTTATCTACACAATTATTATTTTTCATATTTTCCAAATGTTTCTGTTGTTTCGTTTTCAAGTTCGTTTAGTGTATAATTTTTGTAACCCTTAAATCCACCAATCAACAGCCCTTCAAATAAGTTAGGGTTACGTCTGAGCCTCCGCATCATGTTGAATGCTAGTCTTAATTCTATTAATTTTCGCATAGTTCATTAGCTTTTTGACTCATGTAAGTTTTCTTTTGTGTTTCTGTGCCGCATTTCTGTGCAGTAGGCAATAGTATTTCCTTACCTTTTGCCGCATCATAGATTGCAATTTGCCCACGCTCCATACCTTTAATTATTGCCGTTCGTTTGTCGGCTATTTGCTGTGAGCAGTCAAGATAAATTTCACCTTTGTGCATCCACCCACCTAAAAATACGTCAGTATTGTAGAGTAGTTCAGCGTTTTCAAGTACATAGTTTTTAAGATCGTCACCATTGAAATTGCTTATCTTTTTTTCAGCTCCAACAATTGAAACAAAGTATCCTTCTATCGGGTTGAATTGGCCGCTGTTAATATTAAGGCTTGCGCCCCCATTTGTAGTTACTGATTCGATAAAGTTTCTAATATTTCCCATTTGTTTGTTTGTTTTGATAAGGCGAAGATAACCCCCGCGTATTAAGTAAATATAAAGCTAATGTTAAGTTTAAGTTAAGGATTAAGACAGTTAATATCATGTACCTTTTTACATAGGTTAATAAGGGCTTCCGCGTCTATCTCACTTAGGTCATAATCTATTGCGAAATGCTCTAAGGTTAAATAATGATCTACCCAATCGAGGTAAATGTTTACAAGTTTGTTCTTATTAGTTTTCATGGTTCTAAAGTTTAATAGGTTTAACTTTTTCAATAGTAAGTATTTTAGAATCCTCGTCGCCACTTATTTGAATGTCGCCAATCAATGAAGGTGAAACGCTACAGGAACGCTGTTCATTAAGGTTGAAAATATTTCTACTGTCAAACATTACAAGCTCGCTAAGATGTTCAATGATTGACTCCCTTGAACTTGTTAAGCTAAAAAATAACTGCATTGGATGGTCGTTTAAAAAGATTTGAAACATAATTTCTAAATATTAAAGGTTATTTGTGTTTGTCTATTAATAAGTTAAGTAAAATTTATCTATTCCAAGCATCTTTTATGGTCACCCATATAATGGCTTGCAGTTCGTAACCTTTTAAGCCTAATTTTTTGGCTAGTAATGCAGTTATTTTTTCGATTCGTCTATATTGAACGGATGTGCAAGATTCAGAGCATTCTTGTATTCCTTCCTTTGGCTTAATAACGCAAGCCCTCAAATGCCATTTATCTATGGTTATGTGATCTGAACTATTCAAGCCTACATTCATTGAAAATGCGTGAGTCTTTGGCGATTTCTCACTTATCAATTGACCATCTAATGCATTGAACGCTTTTAGTTTGTTGGCGTTATATGTGCATACCTTAATACTTTCGGGCAAAATGCCATTTTGAAATGCCTTTATGACTGCTTCAGCATCAACCTTGTTTCGCTCCCATTTGTTATTTGGGCTTAATGCGCTTATAACTGTTGCGGCAATATACTTATCAATATCGTATTTATCAGCTAAATAAGACGCAAAGTTCATTGCATCAACATACCAATTTTTGCCGTTTTTAATCTGTTCATCGCTTGCAAGTTCAAACCATCTTAATAAATTTGCTTGAATTACATTGTCTGAATGTTTGACTACTGAATTTTTCATCGTGTTATTTTCTTTTTTAGTTAATTAAAGCCCCCGCGTAAAATAACAAAGGGGCAAATAAAGGTATTACCCAAATATAATTTCTCCATAGAATACCGTTTGTAAGATCACATCCGCTGTATAAGCATCGTCATTCTCGTTAATAGCGTCCATTAGATGTTCTAAGGGCGTTTCTTGCACCATAGTATGGACATCTTTTAATGTTATTGCCTTGCTATATTC